GGAGCTGTTATGCTGCCAAATTCATTTGATAACGCTTATATACAGTATTCGTCTCCTATGGCAGAAGGTGCAAATTATAAGATTGAAAGAGAACAGAGTGAAATACCACATGAAGGGTATCTTGCTACATATATCACGGCATTGGACCTTTGCTTACAGGGAATCATGAGCCCTTCTACATTGGGAATAGATGTAAAGAAGCTTGATAATGCAGAAGCACAAAGGGAGAAGGAAAAAGCAACGCTGTACAGTAGAAACAATATTGTAAATCAGCTCCAGAAGGTTCTTCCGAAGCTTGTAAAAATGACATTGCAGGCGATAGATACACTTAATAATTCAACAACACAGGACATTGATGTTGATGTGACATTTGGTGAATATGCGAATCCTAGCTTTGAGAGCCAGGTTGAGACAGTGAGCAAAGCCAAGCAGGGAGGCATTATGAGTGTAGAAGCGTCCATTGATGAGCTGTATGGAGATACCAAGGATGATGAATGGAAGCAGGAAGAGATATCAAGGCTTAAAGCAGAACAGGGGATATCCGATATGGAAGAGCCAGCCCTTAATATGCAGGCAGATGGCTTCTCAGTTAATGGTGCTGATAACAGTTTCACAGGTTATGGTAACAAGTGAGGTAGCTTATGGCACTTAATACAGAATATGACATAGAGGAAGCCTTCCGTGCCATAGAAGATGAGCTGATAGCTTCAATGATGAGAAATCTCGAAGGACATAGGGCAGAAGAAATAGAAGAAGGATATAATTGGACGCAGTGGCAGGTAGAACAGCTTAAGGCGCTTGAGAAATATAAAGCACAGAACAAGAAAATGTTTTTGTCGAAGTTCAGTGATATCAATGATTCTATAGATGCAATGATATTTGCAGCCAGACAGGAAGGCGGAACAGAACAGGAGCAGAAAATATTAAGAGCATTAAAGAAAGGGTTGAAAGCATCTAAGGTGTCGCAAGGCGCTGAGGGTGCTTTTTTCAGACTCAATACAAGAAAACTTAATGCCCTGATTAAAGCAACGAAGTCAGATTTTAGCAGGGCAGAAAAAGCAATGCTTAGAATGTCGGAGGATAAATACCGACAGATAATATTTAACGCTCAGGTCTATGCGAATACGGGCGCAGGAACATATGAGAAGGCTGTAGATATGGCTACAAAGGATTTCCTTAAAGCCGGTATCAACTGTATTGAATATGCAAATGGCGCAAGGCATACCATGAAAGACTATGCCAAGATGGCAATTCAGACAGCTAACAAGCGTGCATATCTGACCGGAGAAGGCGAAATGAGACAATCATGGGGAATTAGTACAGTTATTATGAATAAGCGTGCTAATGCCTGTCCTAAATGCCTTCCGTTTGTTGGTAAAGTGCTTATAGATGATGTGTGGAGCGGAGGTAAGGCATCTGATGGTCCTTATCCACTTATGTCTTCTGCTATGGCAGCAGGGCTTTACCACCCAAATTGTAAAGATGTACATACAACATACTTCCCAGAGTTGGATGATGAGCCTGATAGCAAGTTTTCCAAGAAAGAGCTTGAGCAGGTCAAGGAAGATTACAAGCAGGACCAGAAACAGCAATATGCAGGCAGAATGGTTGAACAGTTTGACAGGCTGTCAAAATATTCGTTAGATTCGGATAATAAGAAAATGTATGAGGTAAGGAAGGAACAGTGGGAGAATGTTTCAAAAGAATATGAGAGGGGATATATAGATAATAATTCTCAGAGAATAGGAACGAATAAAATAGACCTAGACTATATTAATTCCAAAGATTATGCGGATAAATATATGAAGATTAGCAAAGATATGGAATTAAATAATGTAATATATAGTAAATCAATGGATATATTGAGAAGTAATAACAGTAGTGATACTGAGGGATTATGTGTGATAAGCGTTTCTAATAGACAGGTGTTGCTTAATGTAAGGGGAAAGCCTGATGCAATAGGTGTTGAACTAAATAAGAAGCAAATGTCTATAATAAATAAGCACAAAAATGATATAATAGGAATACATAATCATCCAACAAATTTATTACCTAATGGAAGTGATTTTGTTGCTGCTGGGGCAAGAGGATATCAATATGGAATAGTAGTAACACATGATGGAAGAATATATAAATATTCCGTAGGAGATAAACCATTTTTACCTTATTTGTTAGATAACAGGATTGACAAGTATTGTTCAAAAGAATACAATTTAAATATTAAAGAAGCTTACGAAAAAGCACTTAATGAGTTTAGAAAGGAGTATGGTATATCATGGCAGGAAATAGAATAAGATGTTATTTGGATGTTGTGATACATCATCCGGATTGGACAATAGAAGATTTTGAAAAAGAAGAAGAAAGGCTTAAAGAAGAAAGTGATAAACTTACGGATTGGCCAGAAATAAAATAATCAGTTTTGTAGCCACCAGTCGCAAGATTGGTGGTATTTTTATACCCAATTTTAAGAAAGTGAGGATTTAGAAATGAAGGATTATATTGGAGTAAAAGTGGTAGCAGCAGAGCCAATGAGCAGAGGAGAATACAATGCATACAGAGGATGGAAGATACCAAGTGACGAGAATCCAGAAGATGAAGGCTATCATATAAGATATCCTGATGGATATGAAAGCTGGTGCCCTAAAAAACAATTTAATGAAGCGTATAGAAAATGTGACAATATGACATTTGGAATTGCTATTGAGGCCATGAAAAAAGGTAATAAGGTAGCAAGAAGAGGTTGGAACGGAAAAGGAATGTTTGTTGTATATCAGAAAGCATATCCGAATGGAATCCCCTGCAATAAGCAAACAGCGGAAGCATGGGGGTTAAACGAAGGCGATTTGTTTATATGTAACCCATATTTTCAGATAAAAAATGTGGATGGTTCACATTCAATGTGGGTTCCAAGTATTAACGATTGTCTCGCTGAAGATTGGATTATAGTAGAATAGTCCAAAGTTGCACCAGTGCAACACAATTTAATATTAGTTATTAAGCACACATGGCAAATAAGCTGTGTGTGCCTATTTTTTTTATGCCCAAAACTTAATGGCACTAAACTTTAGGGAAATGGGAAATGCCGACGGGCGGTAAACGGAAGAAAGGAGATAGAGTGATGAGAAAGACATTACCTATGAATTTACAGTTCTTCGCAGAGGGCGGAGATGGTAACGGCGACCAGAACGCTGGAAGTAACAATAATGGACAGGCAGGACAGCAGAGTGGTCAGAATAATCAGCAGACAGCTGGTGTTGATTATGACAAGATACAGGCAATGCTGGATAATGCAACGGCCAAGAAAGAGAATGCTGTGCTTAAAAGCTATTTTCAGCAGCAGGGATTATCAGAAGATGAGATAAGTCAGGCTATTGCAACATTTAAGCAGAATAAGCAGCAGCAGACAGAACAGCAGCAGAACGCTAATGCTAATCTTCAGAATGAAGTGGCAGCTGCACAGAAGGTTGCTGAACAGGCTCAGATTGAGCTTGCAGCTACAAAGGTAGCAATGACACTTGGTATAGAAGCTAAGACACTTCCCTATGTGCTTAAGATGGCTGATTTCAGCAAGGTAAAGGGTGTTGATGGAAAGGTGTCTGAAGATAATATCAAAGCTTCACTTGAGCAGGTACTTAAAGATGTACCAGCACTTAAGCCAAGTATGGAGAACAATGCTGGCTTCCAGATTGGTGCTCCTGGTAACAATGGAAATGGCAATCCGGGTAATGATGATGCAATAAGAAAGTTATTCGGATTAAAGCCAAAGCAGTAAAGAAAGGAATAGGATTATATGAATAATATCGAATTATCTACAATATACCTTCCAATACTTGATGAGGTGTATAAGGAAGGTTCAAAGACCTCAGTATTAGATGGTGATGAAACAACAGTAAGAAAAGGCAATAACGGTGAAATCAAGATTGCGAAGCTTGATATGGATGCACTTGGTGATTTTGATAGAAAGTCAGGTTACACAAAGGGTTCAACTTCACTTACATGGGAAACAGTTAAGTACGATAAGGAACGTTCACAGGATTTAAGAATCGACCGTCTTGATAATGATGAAACACTTGCACAGCCATTTGCCAAGTTATCAAGTGAATTCTTAAGAACAAAGGTTATTCCGGAAACAGATGCCGCACGTATTGCTAAAATCTGTGGAACTAAGGATATAACAGTAAAGGAAGAGAATATTGAAACAGGAGCTGAATTAATAACAGCGTTAAGAGCTTGTGCTAATAAGATGGATGAGGATGAAGTTCCTATGGAATCACGTATTTTATTCATCACACCTACATTAGCTTCTCTTGCGGACGATATGGATACAACTAAATCAAGAGAAGTACTTAAGAGATTTTCTCAGATCATACCAGTTCCACAGTCACGTATGTACACATCAATAACCCTTCATGATGGTAAGAATTCATATGGATATGAAAAGACTAAGGCAGCTTATACATTATCAAAGGATACATCACCACAGCCGGGTAAGACTTATTACACAAAAGAAAGTGAGGGCAATTACAAGGCTGTTAGTAGTCCAAGTGGAACACAGGTTGAAAATTACGAGATGACAACTAAGCCGGCTAAGAATGTTAATTTCTTATGTGTAGAGAAGTCTGCAGCTGTAACAGCTATGGATCAGTATATTAAGTACTTTAGTCCAGATCAGGACCAGGATGGCGATAGTCATGTATTCAAGTATCGTAATAATAACCTTTATGGCCATGTATATGAGAATAAGACCGCTGGGGTATATGTATCACATAAGGATAATTAAGGAGGAATCATTATGGCAGATACAGTAATTGGATTGACCTTTGAACCAAAGGTTATTAGGTCAAAGAAAACAGGTAAGGCAAAGGAAGATAAGCCAAAGGAAGAGAAAGTAACAGCAGATGAACCAAAGGAAGATAAGACAGAATAGGCGGTGGTCTTATGGTATATGCAAGTAAAGAGCAGTACCTTAGTGAACATAGACTTATCCCGGATGAGCAGATAGAACGAAGATTAAAACAGGCGAGTCGGCATATCGACTCGCTTACTTTTAATCGTATAACATCAAGAGGATTTAATAATCTGACAGAGTTCCAGCAGGGCATACTGATAGATGTGTGTTGTGAGATGGCTGATTTTGAATATGAGAATGAGGACATGATTAATTGTGTCTTACAGAATTATTCTCTAAATGGAGTATCTATGCAGTTTGGCAGCAGTTGGAATGTTCTTGTACAGAATGGAATTGCTGTAAAACGCGATACATACCAGATACTTTGTCAGACAGGTTTGTGTTGTTTAAGTCTGGGGGTGTGAGTATGAAGTACCCATGTTTAATATTAAAGAGCATGTGTAAGACAGAGATACACCTTGAGATAACGCAAGAAGGCAGGAATGTCTATGGAGAGCCTCTTGAGCCTGTTATATGGGATGGCTTATGTAACTATCAGGACAGCGGTAAGACAGAATTAACAGTAGAAAAGGTGCTTATAAAGCTTGAAGGATGTGCTTTGATACCAGGAGATATTGCACCGGATCTTCCTGTTATTACTAAAGGTGATATAACGGTGTTCGGTGTAACAAGGCATATATACAAGGGTACGAAGTGCCGTAATCCGGATGGTACGGTTAATTATGTAAGATTGGATGTGATGTAATGGCGAAGAATGTTAAGTCTACAGTTAAGCTTAATATGCCTATGGTAAGGAAGCTTACGGCAGCAGCACAGGTGTCATTAGTACAGACAGCAGAAGCAATACATACAGATGTCGTTCAGAGCCAGGTTATACCGAGGGATACAGGTGCATTACAGAATGAAAGCACATTTGTTGATTTATCTGATATAGGTCAGGGAAAAGCATATCTTGTGTCTAGTACACCATACGCCAGAAGGCTGTATTATCATCCAGAATACAATTTCCATCAGACACCGTGGACTGATGATAAAGGCAAGAAACATGAAGGAAATGCGAATGCTAAAGGCAGATGGCTTGATGACTACATGAAAGGTGGTAAGAAGCAGAATCTTGCACCTAAAGCATTTGGAAAGTTTTATAAAAAGAATGCGGGGTTGTGATGTTAGGATGTTAGGAATAGGTGATGTGAGAGACCTTATAGCAGGTCTTGGAATAGCGGCTGATGACCATGTATATTGTGGAAAGCTTGATGATAAGAAAGATAAGAGCATAGGTGTATACCATCTTAACAGGGGAGATAATGTTCAGATGGCTGTTGGGGGTATACAGAACAGCTCTTACGCTGTCAAATCCATAAGTATACTGATTCATTGGAATAAAAGTGTCAGGGAGACTGAAAAAGTCTCACAGGAGCTTTACGACAAGCTCAGAGATATGAAACATGTAAACATTAATGACACAAATATTCTGTTTACAGAAATGTTAGTATCAGCACCGATTGAAGCTGATACAGACGATAAAGGAATATTTGAAATGGTCATAGAACTTAAATTTTGTTATGAAAGGTAGGTAGAAGTATGTCACAGAATACAAAGATAGCTGGGTATAACGCGGAAGCTACACCATTAACAGGGGTTAATCCGGTACATAAAATTCAGTTTGGAGTATGTATAACTGGAAGAAAGGATTCGGACACGCCAGAAACAGTAGAAACTAAGATCGTAAAAGATGCAGAGAGCTTAAGTATATCTGTAGATGGAACCATTGAGGAATGGAATCCAATGGATCAGGCTGGCTGGGTAAGAAGGCTCATGACAGCTAAGTCACTTGGTATATCTTTCGGCGGTAAGCGTAACTATGGAGATGAAGGAAATGATTATGTAGCAAGTCGATTTATGAAGACAGGTCAGGATTGCAATACATGGGTGTCTATTATATTCCCTAATCTTGATCAGCTTCTTGTACCTTCAGTAATCGATGTAAAATCTCTTGGTGGAGATGCTACAAGTATTGATGCGCTTGAATGGGATGCAAATTCGGATGGAAAGCCAACATATATAGCATATGTAGCAGCTTAAAGAAAGAGAGGATATGAAAAATGGCAAAGACAGATTTTAAAGTAATAGATATATCTATGAAGATTACGAATCAGTTACCTATGATTCGTATTACAGAAGATTTGGTTGTTACTGTTAATAACAGGAAGAGCACAATTCTTAATATACAGGCTATGGCACAGGAAGCAGAAAACAAGGAAAACAAGGATGATATGGCATTTATGATTAAAGGCCTTGAAATGCTTGTAGGAAAAGATGCTTCAGATAAGATTGAGGCATTAGATCTTCCTATTCCTGAATATAAGGAAATGTATAATACAATCATGCAGGTTGCTATGGGAACGTACGGCGAGGAGCAGACACCCTCAGCATAATGAGGTATATTATGATATATGGGATGATTGGGAGCTGATAGAAGCCAGCTTCCTGTCCCAGTATGGCATACGATTGCGAACAGAAGATGATATGTCATGGGCTGAATTCTGTTCTTTATTGTCAGGAATAATGCCTGAAACACCACTTGGGAGAATTGTAGGAATCAGAGCAGAAAAAGATCCTAAGGTTATAAAGGAATTCACTAAAGAACAGAAGAAAATCCGCAATGATTGGATATTAAGAAGAAATAGAAAATTAATGGAAGATTCTGCAAATTACAATAAGTATTGGAGTGACTTCCAAAATTGGGCTAAGACCGCTTTCTCTAAGTAGAAAGTGGTCTTTTTAAATGCCGGAAAGGAGGGAGTATGTCGGATGTAGTAGGACAGATAGCTCTGGAACTTGGCATAGACAGTTCACAGATAGTTAATCAACTCACAGGAGCTTCCAATAAGGCAGCAAAGCAGGCAACATCCATCTTTTCTGGTATGGGAAAGAAAATAGCTGCTGGATTAAGTATAGCAGCTTTTACTAAGTTTACGAAAGACTGCTTAGAAGTTGGTTCTAATGTTACAGAAGTACAGAATGTTGTAGATACGGCATTTAAGGACTTAAGTGGACAGGCAGACCAGTGGGCTTCTAACGCCATGACCAACTTCGGCTTATCGAAATTATCGGCTAAGAAGTACATGGGTGTATTTGGTCAGATGAGTAATGCTATGGGCATTACAGGACAGGCTGCACTTGATATGGCAGAAGATGTTACTGGATTAACAGGTGATGTTGCATCATTTTACAATCGTGGTACAGATGAAGTGTATACAAAGCTGAAATCCATCTGGACTGGTGAAACAGAGACACTTAAGGACCTGGGCGTTGTAATGACACAGACGAACTTAGACCAGTATGCACTTAATAACGGCTTTGGTAAAACTACAGCCAAGATGACAGAGCAGGAAAAAGTAATGCTCCGTTATCAGTACGTAACAAGTGCACTGTCCAATGCCACAGGTGACTTTGTTAAGACACAGGATTCCTGGGCGAATCAGACAAGAATATTATCACTCAGATTCGAACAGTTAAAGGCTTCTCTTGGTAAAGGCTTCATAGCATTGTTTACACCTATTCTGCGTGGCTTTAACAACTTGCTGGCAGGATTACAGAAGGTTGCGGATGGCTTTGCCAGCTTTGTGCAAATGCTCACAGGAGCAGATGTATCAACCTCTATGGGTTCGATAAGTTCGGATATAGCTGGTATAGGAGATGATGCATCCAGCGCAGCGGATAATGTAGGTGATATAGGAAGTGCAGCCAAGAAGACTGCTAAAGATATAGAAAAGTCGCTTGCAGGCTTTGACCAGATAAATAAGCTGACAGAGCCAACAGATGATAGTTCTGATTCAAGCGGTAGTACAGGTGGAACATCTTCAGGAATCGGAAGTGTTGACCTTGTACCAGATGTGAGTGGAAGTACATCTAATGCAACATCTGCAATTAGTGATTTTGTAAATAAGGCAAAGAAAGAATTAGATAAACTCCGCAAATGGAGTGCATCGGCATTTTCTCCATCTATGTCAAGAATATGGGATGGACTTACAAAAAATACAGATACAGCCAAGAAAAACTTAACAAGTGCGTTTAATGATATAAGAGCATTAGGACCGCCGTTGTTAAATTATTTTAATGGTCCATTTACAAATTATCTTGTAACATGGGTCGATACTAATGGCAGTATATTAAATGGATTATTTGATAGCTTTAATACAGTCTTTTCGGATGTATGGAATAAAGCAGCATATCCTATACTTGCAAATTTTGTTTCTGTTGGATTACCAATGCTGACGGATTTTGCATCCCAGACGCTATCTTTAAATGGAACAATATTTGATACATTTAAAGCATCTTGGAATTCTTTATGGAGCGAAGGTGTAAGTCCAGCCATTGAATCTATATCAAATGTATGGATTGGCTTGGTTAATACAATGGCAGGGGCATGGAACGAATGGGGAGAGCCGATATTTACTGGGATAAAAGCGGCTGTTAAGACTACCGGAGATGTATTCTTAGACATTTGGAATAATATGCTTCAGCCAGTCTGGGAGAATGCTTTAGATGTAATTGATAGAGTATGGAGTGAACATTTACAGCCATTACTTGCTAATTTTCTTGATTTTGTCGGTGAAGTGGTTACATGTGCTACGACAATATATAACAACTTTATTGCACCTGTAGTTGGATTTTTATCTGAACTATTAGGACCAATATTTGATTCTATAGGAAATAAGGTTGGAGTTGTCGTTGGAACCATAGCTGATTTAATGAACGATACAATTACTGTATTTAAAGGAGTTATACAGTTCATTAAGAGTGTTTTTTCTGGCGATTGGGAAGGTGCTTGGAATGGTATAGTTACGGCTTTTGATGGCATATTTAGCGGAATTGCTGATATTGCAAAAGGTCCTATTAATATGGTGATTGGCTTAATTAATGGATTACTTTCAGGAATGCAGAGAGGAATTAATGCTGTTGTAAAAGGTGTAAATAAATTAAGCTTTAAAGTACCAAACTGGGTACCGGGTATAGGTGGCGAAGATTTTGGATTCCATTTACCGGAAGCCGACTTCTCCAAGATTCCATACCTTGCACAAGGTGGATATGTTAAGCCAAACACCCCCCAGCTTGCCATGATTGGTGATAACAGACACCAGGGTGAAGTTGTAGCACCAGAGGATAAACTTCTTGATATGGCACAGAAGGCAGCTACTATGGCATCCAGTACAGAACTGCTGGCAGAAGCCATAAGTATTCTTAAACAAATACTTAAGATACTGGAGACACTGGACCTTGATATACAGCTAGATGGAAAGAGCCTAAAAAAATATGTGGTTGATAAGATTAACGAGCATACAAAGCAGACAGGAAAATGTGAGATTATAACTTAACAAGGATGTGATGAATTGATACTGAGATGTGACGGACAGGAGCTTCCGGCTCCTGTGTCCATCAAGGTGGATGATGAGATTATATGGTCTTCTTCTACAGGACGAGCGCTTGACGGAACAATGCTGGGTGATGTTGTCGCTGAAAAGAAGACCTTATCTATTAATTGGGGAATATTGAAGGAAGATGAGATGGCACTTATTAAGAACAAACTTATCGCCGGATTCTTTCCAATAACATTCCATGATGATGGACAGGATATAACAATAACAAGCTATAGAGGTACATTGAGTAAAGAGGTGCTGGGTGATATAGGGGATGGTAACTATTACTACAGAAGTGCCAGTGTATCTATAATACAGCAGTAAGGAGCAGAACATGAAAAAGACAATGACTATTAAACAGATTGATAATAGTGCAACAATGCTTAAAAAATTACAGGGCTTAAGAAAGCATTGGCCTGTAAAAGTAAATTATGCAATTGCAAAGAACCTTAAGACATTGTTAGGAGAAGTAGATATTTTTGTTACACAGAGAACTGAAGTAATACAGAACAATGTGTTTAAAGATGAAAATGGGAATGCTGTCATGGATGGAGATTCTTACCAGTTCCCAGAAGGTAAAGAGCAGGAAGTTGTAAAAGAGATTGATGAGATGTACAACATGGAAACGGATGTTGATGTACATATGATTAAGATGGAAGACATATCTGTATGTGATTCTGACAGCAGATACGATGGAACAACACTAGAGGATATTGCAGCAATTGAATTTATGATTGAGGATTAAGCTTATGTATAATAATGTATCAGAGCAATTTGCAACAACAATTAGATCACCATCGCGAACATTTAACTTACGATTAAAGATAAATGGTAAGTGGATTGACGCTGGCTTTAAAAAGATGAGCTATGAGACCGCTTCCACATCTGATGAGGGTATACAGATAGGTTCGGCTGTTGCAGCTAAGATAGAACTGACAGTAAAAAGAATAAATGAGTTGTTTGAAAACACAGAGATTCCTATAGAGATAGGATTGAAACTGCCAAGCGGAAAGTATGAGTATATTCCACTTGGCTTTTTTACTGCAGAACATCCAACGCTTGACCAGGCAACCACAACATTTACGGCTTACGACAGAATGATGAAGACCACAGGTGTATATGTATCTGAATTGACATATCCTGTAAGTGCAGAATCTGTTTTAAAAGAGATAAGTACTGGATGTGGCGTTCCCTGTAATGTATCTGGCTTGAATGGAATAACTATTGATACTGCACCGGTAGGATATACCTATCGTGAGGTTATCGGATATATCGCTTCTTTAGCTGGAGGTTTTGCTTGCGTAGACAGAACTGGAACAATTGTTATTAAGTGGTATGAAGATAATGGCTATACGATAAATGAATCACGAATAATGACATTTGAAAAGAATGAGAGTGATTACCATTTAGATTATCTTACATGTAATGTTGACAGTAATACTTCTTTTACAGTAGGAAGTGGAACTTTGGGAATAACATTTGATAATCCACTTACAACAGAAGAAAAGCTTAACTCTGTATACAAGAAAGTAAGAGGATTTACATATAGAGGTGCAAGCTTAAAGACGCTTGGAGACATCCGACTGGATCCGTGGGATATTGTAACTGTTGAAGAATCAGGGGAGACTTATAAGGTTCCGGTTATGAATATAACTCAGGAATATGATGGCGGTCTTGCTATGACTATTACAGCTTATGGCAAAACAGAAATTGAAACAGAGACAGATTATAAAGGACCATCTACTAAGCTTGCAGAACGAACATATGCGGAAATGATGCTTACTAAGGAACTGGTTGCTAAAAAGGTAGATGCAGAATGGGTTAAGGCTAATACGGTAACTGCAGAGACTATTGTGTCTGTAAACAATGAGCTGCAGAATATTAAGAATAATTACCTTAAATCTAATGAGGCAGACATAAAGTTTGCAACAATAGAAGAAGAAAAGGTAATAAAATCTGACATAGAGCAGCTTAATGTTAAATATGAGAAAGTAGGCATATTAGATGGTGATGTTGCTGGTATTAAAACATTAATGTTTGGCTCAGCGACAGGTAAAAGCTTAACAACAGAATTCGCTAATGCAGTTGTAAGCGTTATCGGCAATGCGCAGATTAAGGACGCTATGATTGACAGCATAGCTGCAAGCAAGATTACAGCACTTGACCTTAACACTACTAAATTTAAGGTTCATAGCGAAAATGGAATGTCTTATTGGCAAGACAATACAATTATCATCAAAGATACTGACAGAATAAGAGTTCAAATAGGTAAAGACGCTAATTCAGACTACAATATGTACGTCTGGGATAAAAGTGGAAATCTAATGTTTGACGCGTTAGGACTTACAGAACAAGGTGTGCAGCGTGAAATAATTCGTAATGACATGGTAAAAGAGGACGCAAATATATCTGCTGGAAAACTGGATATAGGAAGCCTTTTTAATGTTATTAACAATGATGGCACACATACGCTTAAATCCAGCAAGATATATGTTGATAGTGATAAACAGACGCTTGATGTTTCTTTTAAGGCAATAACTACTAAAACAGACACAGCAGTTACAGTTGCAAACAAGGCAGAACAAAATGCAGGTACGGCTCTTTCTACAGCAAATTCAGCAGATACAAAAGCACAAAGTGTTTTAAATCGCGCAAATGCCGGAGAATTTAAAGGCGCTGATGGAAAGAACTTCAGTTGGAATCTGATTAAATATGATTATATTGAAGCATTTGCGTCAGACATTGATAAAAGTGAGTATATAAAGAATGGCAAAGTAATATGCGAAGGAAATAATGTAAATGCTGGCATTAAAATAGATTCTGTTAATTGTTATGAGTCATCTACTCAATATGTTCTGAGTGGGTATGTCACAATTCTCAGTAAAACATGCATTAATTTTTTTATATACAATGGGAAAAAGCATACTTTCATTTCTTTTTCAATAGATGGTAAAAGTTATGCAAATCCATTGGATATTATTACAACGGATGCAGTTCAAATTTTAAACGATGGGAAATCACATTTTTTTGAACTTAGATTTCAGACAGCTAATGATATGCCAGCCGACGATAATACTAAAGCGACATACACATATATTCAGCTTAATAAATCAAATCAGACTAATATACGATATCAGATTGTTGGCTTAAAACTTGAAAAAGGAAATAAATCAACGGATTGGTGTCCGGCTAAGGAAGATTTAAAAGGCGCAACTGGAGCAACAGGAAAAGGAGTTTCTGCAATTACTCCGCAATATTATTTGTCTACTTCAAACACAACTCAAAGTGGTGGTTCGTGGAGTAATACAAGACCTTCATGGGTTGCAGGAAGATATTACTGGATGAGAGACTATATACAGTGGACAGATGGCAGCGTTACAGCATCCGCCCCACAGCTTGCGACAGACCTGAACAATCTTTATTCCTCATTGCAGACGGTAACTAATACAGTATCTTCACAGGGAAC